GCAGATCGGCTTTAATGCTGGAACCTTTACCTTTGATGGAATAGGCGTTAAAACAGCGACTGAGGTTGTCAGTGAGAACAGCGAAACATTCCGCACCAAACAGGACCACGAAACAAACGTTGAAGCAGCTATTCAAGAGTTAGTCGATGCGATTGTTGAGATTGGTGATGCATTCGACTTAATCACACGTCCGAAAGAGTATGAGGTTTCTGTATCCTTTGACGATTCAATTGCTGAAGATCAGGGTGCTGAAATCAACAAGCAAATCCAATTGGTTACGAATGGATTAACGACCAAGGTCAAGGCGCTCATGAAAGTTCATGGAGTAACTAAAGAAGAGGCTGAGGTCATGCTTAAGGAAATTCAAGAAGAGCAGAAAACGGCAATGGCTGAGACAATTGATTTCTTCGGAGTGAATAAGAAAAAACCGGGTGATTCATAATGGATCCACTCAATCAGCAACAACTTTCCACTCCTATCGTTGAGGTTTATCTTGCAATTGAGGAACAAATCCTTATTAACATTGCCAAACGCTTAAGCAAACATCGGAGTTTGTTGACGGAAGATGATATATTATCATGGCAAACAGAGCAATTAAGCCTACTTGGTGATCTATCAAAAGAGAATATTAAAACGATTGCTCAACATGCTGGCCTAACTGCTGATGAAGTTAAGAAAATGCTAAGGGAAGCCGGCTATGGTGGCGCTAAGTTATTTGAAGGTGAAATGCATGAAGCAGCTCAAATGGGGTTATTAACTTCACCTGTTCCAGTAGAATCCAGTGCGGTATTAGAAGGTATTTTACTAACCTACCAAGCTCAGGCATTAGATACTTTTAATCTCGTAAATACAACATTACTCCAGCAATCACAGCAAGCCGCATTAGACATCATTAATCAAACGGTAGGTAAGGTAATGGCTGGTGTTTCAACTCCTAAGGATGCATTACGTGAGGTTGCTGGAAAGTGGGCTAATGAAGGCATTCCGGCCTTAATTGATAAAGCTGGGAAACGATGGTCCACTGAAGGATATGTAAACATGGTAACAAGGGCAACCAGTAACAACATTGCCAACGATATGCAGTTTGCCCGAATGGATGAATATGATTGTGATTTAACCGAAGTATCCAGCCATCTGGGAGCGCGGCCGCGTTGTGCTCCTTTCCAAGGCAGGATCTATTCGAGAAGTGGGAATCACAAGAAATATCCATCATTGAAAAGTACATCATATGGAGAGATTGCTGGTCTTAAAGGAATCAATTGTCATCATGTTTTTTACCCATTTATTGAAGGCCTTAGCAAACAGCGTTTCCAGCCTTACGATGCCGAAAAGAACGAAATAGTATACGAACAGACTCAACAGCAACGGTATCTGGAACGTGATATTCGTAAATCTAAGCGTGAGCTAGCCATGATGGATGCTATGCAAGATGAAAAAGGCGTGCAGCTGGCGAAACAAAAGGTTAGAGAGAAGCAAGCAAACATGAGAGAGTTCATAAATGAATCAGGGTTAACAAGGCAGTATAGCAGGGAAAAACCTTATTAGGAGGAATGTAAAATGGTAAGAGCAAAATTTAATGTAATCTCAAAGGAACAATCAGGTACTAAAGAATGCATAACTCATAAGGTCGTATTAAGACCTGTTTTTGGTAATAACGAGGAAAATAAAGCGTTTTGGAAATATACTCCAACAGGTGTAATTGAACTACAAACAATCAATCAAAATGCTGCTGATCAGTTTGAAGTTGGCAAAGAGTATTATGTCGATTTCACTCCAGCTGAACAGGAGTGATTATTGTGATTGTCCCTAAAAAAGAGTATGAGGCCTTGAAAAAGAAGGTCAACGAGCAAGAAGTTATATTGAGTAACATGTCCTTCCACCTTGTCCAGATGCAACAAGAATTAGATGAATTAAAGAAACCGAAAGAGCCTGGCTATTTAGCTTAGGTTCTTTTTATTTTGCGTCTTTTTAAAGGTTAGACGCCATAAAGAAACGCATTCCTTAGCGTGGAGGGTTACACGCCAAAAAAACTAATAAGGAGCAGTGAAATAGATGAGTTTAAAAGAGATGTTAGGTGATGAGCTTTACAACCAAGTCATGGGCAAGTTAGGAGATAACAAGATTGCTATTGTTTCAGATGGCAATTGGTTTCCTAAGGAGAAGTTTGACGAGGTTAACAAGGCCAACAAGGATTACAAACAGCAATTGAAAGACCGTGACACTCAACTTGAAGAATTAAAGACTAAAGCAACTGGTAATGAAGAGCTTACTAAGAAAATCACTGAGCTTACTGAGCTTAACAAGAAAACGGCCGATGATTACCAGGCTAAGTTAAGTCAACAAGCTTTTGATTTTGCTCTTAAGGATGCTTTAACCGGTGCCAAGGCGAAAAATCCGAAAGCTGTCGAGGCTCTTTTAAACAAAGAGAATATCAAACTTGATGGAGATAAGCTTATTGGTCTTGAAGATCAGCTAAAAACTCTTCTCGAAAGTGATTCATATTTGTTTGATGCAGATCAACAACAACAGCAACAAGGTGGAGCTGGTGTCAAATTTACCACAGGCCAGCACCAAAAACAGACGTCTCCGACAGAGGCGCAAGCTTGGATGGACGCATTTAAATAATTATTAGAAGGGATGATAGAATATGCCAGTATTAAACTACGCAGAACTTTATCAACAAGCTTTACAACAAAAATTCACAGCAGGATTACACTTTCAACATTGCTATAACACACCGAACAACAGCCGTATCAAATTTACAAATGCTAAAACGATCCAAATCCCGCGCATTGACGTAACAGGAATGGTAGACGTTAATCGTGATTCTATCGGCACTTTTGGACGTAAGGTAGACAATACATGGGAGCCAAAAACCCTTACTCATGATCGTGAATTCCGCACTCTTGTCGATCCTGTTGATGTTGATGAAACGAATATGGCTGTAACTATTGCCAATATTACCAATGTATTCAATACTGAACAGAAAATTCCTGAAATGGATAAGTACATGGCTTCAAAAATGTACTCAGAGTTTACAAGTTTTGGACAAGTTGCTGATGCGACTGCATTAACGGAAGCCAATATATTATCAGTTTATGACAACTTAATGGAACAAATGGACGAAGCAGAAGTACCGGCAGAAGGGCGTATCCTTTACGTGACACCAGCTGTTAACAAGATGCTAAAGCGTGCAGATGATTTACAGCGTTATACTTTAGTATCTGCACCAGGTGGAGCAGTTAACCGTGCAGTACGTTCTCTTGATGAAGTACAAATTCAAGTCGTTCCTTCTGTTCGCATGCGTACAGCTTATGACTTTACGGTGGGTGCTGTTCCGGCAGTTGGTGCTGATCAGATTAATATGTGCCTATGCCATCCATTATCCATCATTGCACCGCAGAAATACGAGTTTGTTAGCTTACAAGAGCCTTCTGCTGTTACTGGCGGTAAATGGTTGTACTACGAGCGTTTATATTGGGATGTGTTCCTAGTTGAACGTAAGGTGCCAGGTTGCAAGTTCAACATTACAGCAATCGCATAAAGAGGGGGCTTTATAGCCCTTTCTTTTTTATTATCTTAGAATGGAGTGAATTTGAATGCCATACGTTAAAAAGGCAAACCGCGTATTAACTGTTGAAGAAACCGCCGTACAGAGTTATTTGCAAGTAGGCTATGACCAGATTGATGAAAAGGGCAAAGTAGTTAAACACGCTACCGGCGGCCGCACCGTAACTCTTGCTGAACATAACAAAGTCGTTGAAGAATTAGAGCATTTAAAAGAAACGGATGAAGTAGCCAAAGAGCTTGAGGAATTAAAGAAAGAGAATAAGGCTCTGAAATCCGAAAATACCAAGCTTAAAAAGGCCGCAGAAGAGAACAAGGCTGAATAATCATGCCTTACATCGACAAAGCCTTTTATGATGGTGAATACAAAGGATTGCCAATTGCTGATCAGCTGACTTTTGACCGTTTGGCAGCAAGAGCAAGTGACCAAATTGACCAAATAACAAGATATGCCCTAAATG